CGCGGTTAATGGTCAGATTGACAGACTTATTCAAAGACTTGATCGACAGCTTGCCGATATCAAAAAAATCCTCGCTGTTCACCTCATTCAATACGCCGTCTTTCATCGCCACATCACCCAGCACATAACAGCCATGCTCAAGGCTGTAGCCTATGTAATCGATGGTATCCACACGCTTAATGTTGTAAAGCTGATCCGCAAGAATCCGCTTTAACTGGTTGCTGCTGCCGTTATACATAGCGCCCCCAGCCATACCCAGCAAACGCTTATTAAACTCCGCAGAGCAGGCAATTTGAGATGCAGTAAACGTGTTCTTCACCGGCTTGCCATCATGCGGGAATGACACCCGGAAGTAATACCAGCTCTCATTCGTGATCAGGTTTTCTTGAAAATACAAAGCCTTCGGCAAACAGTTGGCAATTTCATAGACCGTGCTCGATGTCACCAGCGCCTGGTCGCGCAAGGCATACTCAGACAAGGTTTTTGAATCCTCGCTGTTGTCCTGCTGCTCCCTGGCCTTGTTATAGCGTTCCAGATCCAGACGGAACCAAAACAGCCGGTTACCAAAATCAAAATAAAACTCAGTCTGGCCGCCGTCATGCTTGTAGCGCAGCAAAGCTTTTTCCTCCGGGGATTTCGCCAGCAGCAAGTCACCGTGATAACGGTATTCCTCGATATCATTTTCAGACAGTGCATCACGCTGGTGGGCGTCATTCCAATCCAGCTTATTCTTGCCATCCTGCGGTATCTGTGCCGCCGCACACTCCCAGCCTGCAGCCCTGGCTTTGTCTACATGCTTCTTGGTATAGCTGCGCCCGGCATTGTCGCCGTCCAGCGCCCATACCAGTCTGCAATCCATGTTCCCACGCGAGGCGGACAGGTTGCGCAAAGCCTCCTCTGGGTAGTTATTGCAACTTCCCAGGGCAACCGCAGGTATGTCATGGTGCATCAGCGCCAGCGCATCGAAAACGCCTTCAACGATCCATATTTCCGCTTTATCCTGAATCACAACCGGGTCAGGCTTCCACCACAGGCCGTAATACTTGGAACCGTACTTGAAATGCGCCTTCTTTTTGCCAAAGCGGTACGGCTGGTCAATGATCCTTTCCCAATAGCCATTCCCAAAAGGAAAGCGCACCGTGGCGCTGCCTATCTTCAATTCCTGGTCAAAGTAATACTCTTGCGTATACATCCCCTGAACCTTCGCCAGCGCAAAGCCCCGGCCATGCTGCATATACGCATCTGCCGCCGCGTTCGGGTTTGGCTTTTCTGGTGTGGGCTTGTAACGCTCAGACCAGTTATCAAACAGATCCGGGTACAGCTCTTTGACATGCTTGGTTTCACCGCAATTATTCAGACGGCCGCAGCGAATCACCCAGGGATGTTCAGCATTGATGTACAGCTCTTTTTTCTGGCAGGCCGGGCAAATGCCCCCGCGCAGCATGCCGTTTTGTTCTGGCTTGAACTTGAATTCAGCCAGGCGCTGCAAGATTTCGTGACGGAGCGATTCATCCATTACGCGCCCGCCTTGCTGTTCGCTGATTCAATATCAATGATTGCGTGCTTGATGCTGTGCTTCAGCATGCACAAGCCGCCCCAGATTTCTTCATGGTCGGGCTTGCTTGAATCAAGTTCCTTTGACGCGCTGTCAAGGTAATCTCTTAAAGCGTACAACTCGCTGGGATACAGCATCGTCATCATCTTGATGATGGGCTGGCGGTCGCGCTCAGGCAGGTTTAAGGTGTTGGATGTAGTATTCATTTCATTCAATCAAAATCACCGCTTGCACGGCGTTTAAAGTCGTTTACTGGCTGTTTGCCGGGCTGTGCCTGGTCTTTTTGCTTGGCTACAGGCCTGCCAAATAAATGCGCTGGCACACGGCCGCGCCAGCAGTGCGCCACCATGGCAAGGCTGTGGCGCATCAATGGCGGCAACTGCTCAAAAGGGATCGTGATGCGCAAGGCAGCATGTACCTTGCGCAATTCGTCGTCTGTGGTTGCTGGAATAGACATGATTTTTGTGACGTCACGAAAATTTGTGCTGCTCGTTAATCAACAACTGGCGGCCTTCTTCCAGCAAGCGCACATTGCGCGAATACTCTTGCTCTGCCTCGATGTCTTCCAGACGTTCGGCAACGCCGCGCAAACGTTCGTTCTCCACAATCCCCAGCCTGATGGCGCCCAGCAGCGCCACATACACTTCATCAGGCAATTTCATGACGCTGCCCCCTTAAAAAGTTGAATTTCTGTTCCCGCAGACGGTCGCGGTATTCCTTGGCGCGTTGGGCTGCACTCTTGGCATTTGGCTTGCGTGGGCGGCCACGGCCAGGCTTGTTAAAAATGTCGCGGGTAAAATCATCACCAGGCTGTTTCATGATCACCACTCCCCAGCCATGCCGCCTAAGTCGTGGATCATTTCGCCTATCAGCGCCTGGCTATACAGGCGGCAAATCTGCGGGCCGTTGTTCAAAGCCTTCAGCTCCTTGCGTATGGCCCTGGCAAGGACAAAACGGGATGCAAATGTCAAACGCATGTTCACCTCCAAAAATTTGGGCAAAAAAAGTCCCTCACGCCTGAAAGCAGGCATGTTGGCAACTAAAAAAATGATTAAATGAGTGCGGCTAGATCGGCGTCAGGCAGCAGTCAGGTTTAATGACAACTGATTCAAGGCAGACGCCCTGACGTGTCTTGATATAGGTATCTTCACGTCATAGTTAGGTACAGCAGACAGCGACACCGTGCGCAGCACTTCCAGACCGGCGATAAACACATGGCCGCAATCCACGTTATTGCAGCGGTAGGTAATTTCTTTAAACATCGGTGACAAAGTGCGGCTCTTGATAGCGCGAACCGGGTTTGAGCAGTGGGGGCATGGCATACCGATTACTCGCATTCCGTTGTCCTTTCAAAATCTTCTGGTGAAACTAAATTCATTGCACGGCTACGGCCCGTCAATTTCATCATGCCCAGGCGTAAAGCCCTTCTAGCCAAAAATTCTGCTGTCTCGTTCAGATCAGCAAGGCCCCATTGCAAGCGCACGGCTTCAAGTTTTTGTATTTCATCGTCAGTGAAGTCGGCTTGTTTCAAAGGCATAGGTTTTTTGGGGCTTAAAAGTGGCAAGTTAGCATCTGTCAATTGAGCTAAATTGCCGCTAAGATTTAATGACAGATATTTGCGGCAATTGGGCTTCAGCCTCACGCAATACCAACTCCCGCAAATAGGCAGATGGCTGTTCACCCTGGTAAGCGGCCATGGCGATGATCAATTCAAATTCATAGTCATCAAACCGCAAGGTCAATTTATTGTCCTTCAAGCGTTTTTTGTCTGCGTACATGGTGTAGTCCCTGAATGTGGCTTATTTAGCGTTGAGCTGGCGAAGGTACTCTTTGAGTCCCAGCAAATAGGTGACGCGCAGGAAGGAAGCAACAGAACGTTGCTCGACCAGAGCATGTGCTGCTGCCTGGTCGTATTCCTCTTTTGAAAGACTAATAGGGGTGCGGATTGCCCCTTTTATTTGGGCGGCGCGACGGAAAGATGGTGGATTGTCAACTGACATAATGTATCATTGTGTTACGTTAGGAGTAACGTGATAATAGTACGATAAATCGTACTTGTCAATTTATTTTGAGTGAATATGAGTACATTTGGGGCAAGGCTAAAAGAAGAGCGCAAACGGGTTGGAATGAATCAAACCGAATTTGCTGCGGTCGGCGGTGTGCTGAAGGGCGCGCAAGTAAATTACGAGCAAGATGACAGGCTGCCAAACGCAGAGTACCTCACCTTGATATCAGAACTTGGTGTGGACGTTATGTATTTACTGAAAGGATCAAGAGTTGCAGCCAGTTTGGACGCGATTGAAAGCGATCTTTTGTCAGGCTTTAGGAAACTAGATCAACGTGGGAAAGCAGGTGTGCTGGCACTGATTGCCGGAATGGCTCCGGCAGAACCCAAAGCAAAAAATATTATCCATGGCAGCATTGGCCAGGTGATTGAAGGAAACCTGACTCTGGAGTCACAATCTTTTTCGGTCGGAACCAAAAAAAATAAAGTCAAATAGATGGTTTTGCTGATGCAGTAGTGGTTACAGCAGGTGTATGAAAAAATATGACAGAAAAAAATGAAATTAAGGGTGATGTAGGTCAGCTCGTCATGGGTGATTCAAACGTTGGTACATCACTCAACAATGTTGTGAATTTAAACATGGGCGGTGATGAAGAAAAAAATCTCACCTGGTTACAGCGCAATGAAATCACCAAGAAAGTAAAAAAACTTTCTTCCGTATCTGGCCTGAGCGCATTAAAGATTTACCGGGAACTGCTCAATAAATTCGGTGCGGACAAAATGGATAACTTCCCGCGCAACAAATTCAACGAAGCTTGCGAGTATATAGAAACAAAGTTGGCTGAATTTGAAGATGAGAATTTAGAACAGGATATGCCAGACGATCAGCAAACAACGCTGATTCAAGAAGTCCCATGCAAAAACTGCCAAGCAAACAGCGTACTACTTAAAAAAACAAATTTCAAATTGCATGTGCTGTTTGGCTTGATGGTGTTGATGATGATTACAGAAGCTGTTTTCTTAATGGTCGCATCACCTGCAAAAGCAAGTCAAGAGAGATTAACTATCGACAGGCCAGTTGAACAGAGCTGCCACTATGACGGAAAAATTCACTCAATTGGAAGCACAGTAAGAATGGCAGATGGAATCATTCGGCAATGCATGGATGCACCTAGCGATGCCCCATCTTATTGGGTTTTGCTTTCAAAAGGCAAACTTTAACTCGCTCGTTGAATATTCCCACCAAGGAGACTCAAATGGTAAATAAGAGGTCTTGGGGCACGTGGCCCAAGAAGATGATAGAGGAATTTAATACGGTATCTGGAGTTGTAACAGCTGCCTCTGCACTTTTCGCTGTTGGCACTTGGTCCTTGATGTCAGGCACATACGCTACATTTTTGGCAAGTGGGGGGGCAGTTATAGCAGTAGTAGCAGTAATTTCAGCAGGCTATCGATCTTTTCCGGCGCCCCTCCGGCAGATCGAAGATATTGTCGGGAAGATGGTTGATCTACGAGATCTTTCTAATATTCACCCTACACCAAGTATCTTAGCGATAGTTGGTGTATCTATGTCTGGCAAGACAACACTAAGAAATTGCTTAGCTCACGTAATATCGGATCAGGCAAGGACACAAACGGTGACAGCGCAAATACTCGCTCTACAAACTGCCCCTCCCACTTTTATTGCACTTCTTGATGGTGGTGGTGAAAGATACGCGCAGCAGTTCGACTTGGTTGCCAAATGTGATCACTTGTGTATTGTTATTGACCATAACACGTCTAGTGACGAAGCGGGCGTACTACAAGAACGCCTGGATCAGCATGCTGAGTTTCTTAAACAGGTCCGTCATTTCTTTGATCAAAAGGAACTGCCTAGTAAAAAATCAATTCAATTGCTTGTAAATAAGAAAGATTTGTGGAAACTTGCAGAGAAGTCCGATATAAAAATACTCGATCAATTTTGTGAAAGAGAACTTGGATACTGGAAACAGGGACTTAAAAGTAACAATATCACTATGCAGCACCATTCAAACGAAGAACCTGCGGATATAGCACGCTTTACTAAATATCTTAAAGAATGCGTAATTTCAGGAGGAATTCCTCATGAGTGATCGGGCTCTGGCAGTAATAATTAAAAATTCACCTATCGATTTTGTCCTGACTGGCCCGTTTGGTGGTCGTGACAGAGTAATGATTAGAACGGAAAATGCAGGTATAGATTTAATTGCTTCATGTTCTCAGTCAGTTGACCGCGTCCAGAAAAGATTTACATCTGATCCTATTTTGGCCGTATTTGGTGGACGTAAACGTCAGTTAAATGTTGTGTCAAGTATGCCAGTTCCAGACATCCGTCGTGATGTAGATGAGCGAGAGTCGCGCCTTAATTTTGCTTGGGTCGGTCTTGCTTCTACTATGCAAATTGAAAAAATCAATTATCTTTTTATTCAAAATACCCCGGATATTTTTTATGCTATCAAAGGTCGTGACGAAGAAGATGTCGAATTCAACATTGCACCGATAGTTCTAGCATGCAGTGAAATGAATGAGATAAGACGCCGCAATGGTCGGATGCTCCGAGTTCTTACTGGATTTTATGCGGTTCTGGCACTTGGAGTTGCTGTAGTCATGAAGTTTTGAGTGTAGTTACTTCTAACTCAACTATTGCCAGCAGCTATTTTTGCTTTATTGGTTTTCTTAAGGACACTAGATTTTTTTGAAATAGTTTATGAAAACACGACCCAAGTTTCCACTAACATTGCCAGAGTATGAGCGAATTTTTAGAGTAATTCATGCAGTTCTATTGTCAGAAGGTGCCGATATTTCAAAAGCATGTGTCTTTTTTTCTATCGCAGGTGCATATATATTAGACCGCGATTATGGTTTTAAGAGTGCTATGCCTATTGCTGGAGTAGCGGGATACAATTTGAGAATTAAGAGCAATCAGTCGTTAGTTCTGGGTACAGTCGAATCAGGGATATTTGCTTCGTCGGATGAGAATTTCCATTGTTGGATTGAACTTGATGATTGGATTATTGACTTTACTGCCCCACTTTTTAATTCGATGGTTGACCGAATACGAGCAAATGAGATCATTCAGCCAAAGATGTTTCAAAAAGAGAATTCTAAAACAGTAAAGGTACTTGGCGATCTTAATGTCGCTGGAGCATATTTTCATTGGCCCTCTCCTAGTCTAACAAACCTAATCTTGAAGAATTTCTCGCAACTTCAAGGGAACTCGGATCTGGTGAAAATATGCGCAGACTGGCATAAGAAACCCCCAAGGAAAATGCCTGATTTTATTAATGTTTCAAATCAATTCGGTGAATTGAATAAGGTAACGCTGTCAAAATTAAGTTTGGCTGGAGCCTGGTAGTCAACCGAGCGGGCGATTACGTGATTGCTAATCGCCCCACGATCTACACGCACTTCTTGCATCAAATTTCCCCATGTCCTATTTCAATTGAGCAGTTTGTTCTGTGCCCCGAATTAAATCGAGGTCGCGGTAGCGTTGGCTTCTAATCGCTTCTTCTATAAATTCTTCGACGTGGCAATTAGTTCTTATTTCACCCATTCCTGGTTCAATAAAATCAATTATTTCCTTTTCAAGTATTTTTTTACTGATGGAGATAACCTCATTTTTAGATCCATGCATATTTGACGCTGTAATATTGACTAGTATTTTCGTGTCTGTATCTTTATGCGGGCTTAACCAGCAGAACCCTTTAAATATCCACTCCTTACCATGTCTAAAGTCTTCACACTGTGCGATAAGTGATTCATCACATCTACCTATATTTATTCTGAATTCATCTCTTTCGAGTATGGGTTTTGATGTTGGAGTATGTATTATTGGAGGCCGGTATAAATCATGGAGTTTATTTTTAGGACGAGGTGCTGTTGGGAATCCAGACATGTAGAGTACTTTCTCATTTACCCAGCCATCGATAATTTTTATAACTATCTCAATATTATTCGCTGGTATAGCGCCGATATTCTTTACCGAGATCGTGAATGGTATCTGATTAAAATATGTCTCTAATCTTAGATGGTGACTTCTAACGAACTGCGAAACTTCTTTTGAAGCGTATTCTTCGTAAACGCGGTCAAAACTTGAATCATATTGATGTAATGGAGAGAAGAGTCTATCGCTCATAGATTGTTGCGGTTTTGGGTTGCATTCGAGAATATGGCTGATAGTTTGCTGTGCGGATACTTCATCGAGGTTCTTAATCTTAAAAATCTCAATTGGAGTTTGTGGGAAAACACATTTAATTTCGAACTCAGGCTCAGTTTTTTTAATTTCTCTTAATTCACGTTTCAATTTTTCCACTTCAATCTCTTGCGGAGTAGGCCCCAATTCTGGGAGCCATTTGTCAGAGATGCGCCTCGCTTGTATTCCATGGTTTTTGCATGAAAATAAGAAATTGATGTCTTGACTTACTGCGACCACTTTATTGAAATCTATATCCCCTGAATTGATGATTTGAGCAACAATCCTGTCATCACCTTCTGACTGATTTAGGTCGTTATAAGTTGTCCAGTCAAATTTTTTGATAGATGCGACGTAAATGTCCACACATAAATCACCTTTTACTATTTCTATTGGCGCTTCGGTTTCAAGAGTTTGTGCAAGAAGTTGATTAAATGCGCGAGCTCTTTTCCCGACTCGATTGTCTTGCTTTTTTTTGTCAACCTCTGACAATACTTGAGGGACAACTAGAATTAATATAGATCCATTGGTCAAAATTTCATGCCAGGGCAAATTGGCCAAAGGCTTGCACTCCAATATGACATTGCTGTCAATAAAAGCTATAGCTGAGTATTTTTTATATTGGTCATCCATAAGAGGCCTATAGAATTTTTCTACATTTCTGAAGGGCAATTTCAAAGAAATAGCAGTTGCAATTCAATCGTATATTTGTAGATCGTGGCTCGTCTAGAACTAAACGATCGCACGAATGATTACTCATAAGCCTCTAGAATATCATCAATACTCTGTTCCATCGGCTGTACTCGAACTGTTTGCTGTACTTCTCGTCTCCATCTCCAATTGCGTAGTAAACCCCTGCGCCGTGACACTGTGCGTGGTTTTGATAATGATCCAGTCTGTATCCCCAATAGGCGCTTTTAAGCTGGGGATACGCACGCCCATCATGGGGGTAATGTCAGGCCTGCCCAGGGCAAGGGTAAATTGCAAGATGGCTTTGCCACGCTTTACCCGGTTCATTTCCGCCTTTGCTGCTTGCTCTGCCGCCTCTTGATTGGGGTAGGTGTGCCGCAGGCGTTTAGGATTGTCGTCTTCGCCTATCAATTCACTTTTTTCTTTCGCGTCGTTGGGGTCGTGCCATTGGGCGCGCACGCCGCTGTAAGCGTCGCGGCTGGCGGTGTGGTAGCGGTGTTTGTCGCCGTCGCGTCGCTCCAGTGTGATGGTGGGCAGGCTTTCGCCTTTGCTGTTACTGCCTTCATCAATGGGTAAGAACAAAAGGGCGTCTTTTTTGACGGTGGCCACCGCATCAAAGCGTTTGCCCAGCCGGTTTAAAAAATTTGCGTCTGACTCATTGGTCTGGTCTATGTGGTCTATGATTTTGCCTTGCAGGCTTTGGCTTACCTTGGGTGCCAGGCCGTTGTCTTTGGCAATCTGGACCACGATATCGGCCACGGTCTTTTGATCAAAGCTGCGGTCTTTGCGGGTGCGTACTGGCTTTGCCATCTCTGCACTGCGGGCGCGCAGGACCAGCATGTCTGGCGCGCCTTCGTGTTCTACTTCATCCACCACGAAAGTGCCTTTGTCGACCATGTCCGCGCCGTTGTTCGCCCTATGCCAGCCTAGCTGCAAGGTGATCTTGACGCCTTTGCGCGGTATCGCCACGCGGCCGTCACTGTCGTCTATGGTGATGTTGAGTTCATCAACGGCGTTTTCTCTGGCCTCGGTCAATGTCAGACTGACCAGGCGCGGGTAGATTTTGCTGGTAATGTCCTGGCCGTCCAGGGTGATGGCAAAGGCCGGTTTGTTGTGGCTCATTCTAAATCTACCTCTTCCCATTCAATAACGTCATCACCCAGATCCGGGCCGCCGGTGTGCGGGTCAACCTGATCGCCCAGGTCAACACGCTTTAAGCTGATAGAAAAATCTATTCTCTGCGGCATACCATCATCCAGAAAGGTGTTTTTGCCCTTGGTCAAGTTGGTGATCAGGAATTGCCCGTATATGCGCCCGGTGCCTTCCACCAGCACATAGGCGTCCCCAGCATCGCCCATTTCTTCCAGGTCATCCAAAGACGCCGGGTCACCGGCAAAGGCTGGGGCCATCCAGCCGGACAAGGTGATGGTGTTGTCACCTGGGCCTAAAAACTGGTGCGCGTCACGCTCGCCCACGCGGCTGGTGTTGGGGTGCTTCCATTCGATTTGTTGCTGGAATTCCTGATACGCAGCCGTGGACAGGCTGAATACAAACTGACCTAAACTCATCATCATGGTGCGTCGTCCTTCCTACGATTCATCATAGTCATGCATGGCAGACCGACGCTGCTGGCTCTGTTGCCGTTCGCGCCTGTCCAGCTCGGCCGCTACGGCTTTGGCAATGGCTTGCGGGTCTGCCCCTGCAGGCGGGTTAATCACAATCTGGATATTGCTTGCGGCCGGTGCCGGGTGATTGCCTGCGCTTGCCGCGTTGCTGCCTTGGTTCTGTACGGGTGGGCGTCGGTCAAACTTGATAGGCTCGGCCAGGTGTGGCGGTTCTTGCCTTTGCGCCGCAAACTGCACCAGGGCGGCTTGCTGTGGGTTGAATGGCACTGGTGGCAGTTGTGCAAATGCCGGGTTAATTGCCGCGCTAAAGGCCATGCCCGCGCCTATGGCCGTCATTTGCTTTGTAACGCCGTTAAGCTTGTCCAGCGGCAGCGCCTGGGCCTTTTCTATGCCTATCGACAAGCCTTGCATGGTGAATTGCCCCAGCTCCGCAAAGACCACGCTGGGCGAATGAATGCCCAGCTTTTCTTTAAACCAGGACACAACGTTATCCGCCATGTTGCTGATGGTGTCGCGCACGGTGCCAGCGGCGCTGGTGATGCCGTTTACCAAGCCTTGCATCATGTTGCTGCCAAACTCGCTAAACTTGGCGGGCAGGTCAATGGTGAAGTAGCCATACACAGCCGCCATCATGCTGCGGAATTTCTCTACCGGGTGCCAGCCTTCTATAAACGCGCTCAGTGCAGCGATGCCGCTGTTAAAGCTGGTTTTGATGGATGCCCATAGCCCGCTAAAGAAGGCACTCACCTGCGCCCAGTTGCGATAGATCAGGTAAGCCGCTGCAGCAATAGCGGTAATCGCCAGGCCTATGGGGTTAAGCAGAAAGAAGCGTAGCACCACTCCAAGTAAGCGCATTAACCACATAAAGCCACTGCCCACAGCACGCAAGACAGGGCCAAGGCCGCGCAGCCAGACGCCCATCCGGGCAAAGAAGGGGCCGATTCTGGCAAAGGCCGCGCCCAGCCTTGCCAGTGTGCCAGTCATAAACGCGCATCTAATGCCCAGTATGGCAAATCCAAAACGCAGTAAGGCCAGCGGGCCTATGATGGTGGCAAGGGCAATGGTTAGCGTACCCATGACGAGTAAGCCAACGGCCAGGCCAGCAAACGTAATAGTAAGTACCTTTGCTGCCGTCTCGTGCCGGTTAAAAAATGCTGTCAATGATTGAATGGCCGAGGTGAGCATTTCAAGGCCACGGTTCACGATGGGCAATATATGCTCGCCAAGTTGCTGCTCCAAAGTATTGCGACGTGCAATTAAATCAGCATATTTACCATTAACAACCTGTCCAGACTCTTGATACAAAGGCTCGACACCGAATGCGCCTTTGGCTGCTTTGCGGTGCTTCTCAATATTGTTGCGCTCCAAGTACCAGGAGCTATACAAATTGGCCGCCGTACTCTTTGAGAACATGGTGGCAATTTTTTGCATGACCTGGTTATCTGTCATGCCAGGTTTTTTAATTTTGGGTATGACATCTTCCATCAAATACTGGAAAGGGTCAGCGGTGTACTTTTCTGATGCGCGTAATGCATCGGGCATCAGCTTGGTGATATGCCCGGTTGTGCCGTATTTGATTGATTCTGGCTTGATCAAGCCTGCCTTCATCAGTTCTTCTGCAGTTTGTTGCGTGGTGCGGCCTGCTGCCCAGTTGTTGTACGCACTCATCAAGCCCGTACCTGTACGAAAGCCGCCCATCTCTTGTACGCTGTGCAGCATCCCAAAAAAGAAGCTTTCGTCAGATAATTGTTTGGCGGCCACGCCACCCGTTTTAATCATGTTCAGCAATTCTTCAGGCTTGACCAGTCCACCAGAGGCAACATAAGCCTTAGTGGAAAAATCCAGCACGCGTTTGAAGGTGTCCATGTCCTTTAATGCGCCGCGCAGTTCTGCCACTTTGATCAAGTCCATAAACATTTGCTCTGCGGCCTCGCCGTGGCCTTCACCAGCGCCTTTCTTTTGCATCACACCCTCGATACCGAACTTCATTTTAGCCAGCATGGGGGTGATTTCCTGGGCGTGGTGAAAGTCGCGCAAGATAGACTGCGCCTCTGTCAGCAGTTTTAAATTGTCTAATGTGCTGCTGCCCATGATGTTCATACCTTTGGCAAACTGCACACCTTCTTGCACCATGTGTTCACCAATGCCCAGAGCACGCAGACGAGAGGTTTGCTGTTGAAATTGCGCTGCCTGGTCTATGCTTTTAATGACTGGGATACCCATGGTGCCACCTGCAACGGTCATACCCAGGCCATTGCCAGTCATATTGCCCGCCGTCGTGCGGGTTCTGTCCATGCGCTGGCGGGCAGCGGCTACTTGCTCATGTCGTCGTGACAAAGTGGCTAAGTGCTGTTGCTGGGCGACGATTTGCGCAGAGGTGGCGGCCATGTTATTGCGCAAAGTGCGTTCATGGGCGCTCAGTTGCTGGGTGCTGATGCCTGCTGCATGCAGGCTGCTGCGCAATACCTGTAATTGCTGGCTTTCACGCTGTAGCTGTTCTTTGATCAGCCTGGCCGCCCTGGTGGCGCGTTCAAACTCCCGCGTCATGGCGCGGGTGGGGTGTTGGGTGTTGCGCATTTGCTCGGCCAGGGCTTTGACCTTTTGCTGGGCAGCACCCAGCCGCCCGGATGTTTCGCGCAAGCTGGCAGACATGCGCCTGAAGCCGGTAATGTTTTTCTGTTGCGCGTCCATTTCCTTGAGGCGGTCGCGCAAGGCTTTGAGGGCTTTGCCGCTGGCCGACGACTGGGCCATGATGCGCTTCAAGGGCGCGGTGACGCGCTCTATCATGTTAAAAATTACCTGCAGCTTCAGGTCACGTGCTGACATAATTACTCCGCTGAGTTTCTCACTCTGGCGCGTTCGCGCCAGTCCATTAAATCCAAAACAGTCAACTCATCCATGGCAGACGGCGGCCAGTGAAACACAATCGCCAGATCTGCCATGGCGTCTTCTATTCTTTCTGGAAGACCATGCGGTCCGCTTTCTTGACCAAAAAACCTGCTACTTCCATGCCTATATCCATCAAGTCAGCCGGGTCCAGGCTGGCAACATCTTGCGCGGTCAGGATGGGGGCAGTAATACGCGGCAAGACTTGCTGCAGGGCGACCACGTTCATATTGCCCAGGTCGATCAAGGACACACCGCGCAGTTCGCCAGAGCTGGGCTTACGCAGGGTGATTTTGTCGATGATGATTTCACCGCGCTTGATGGGTTCGTCCAGGGTGATGGTTTTGGATTTTGTGTTGTCTGTAGTTGGGGTAGTCATGGTTTTTACTTTCTAAATGGTTGGGTGTGATGCTGGTTAAATTGTGTTGGTGTTACATGCCAATGGCGGCGCGCAGCTCGGCGCGGCGGTCTATGCCACCGACGATTTCCACGCCGTTGATGAAGTCCAGCTCGATGATGTCTTCGCCGTTAATCATCAGTTTGTAGTAGCTGCAAGTGGTCTTGTACTTGTGTTCGCCCTTGTCGGCCATCTTGGCGCTGCCCATTTCGATTTCCTTATGGCGGCCACGGACGACGATTTCTACGGCATCCACCTGGGCGGTATCGTCATTCTGGTAAGCACCGGCAAAGCGCAATTGCACGGCGTTGTGTGTAACGGCACCGTATTGCAGCAAGGCGTCATACAGCAGGCCGCCAGCGGTCCAGTCGAGTTCGATTTTTTCATTGTGGTAGTCGATCTCGATAGGGCCAGACATGCCGCCTGCGATGTAGTCTTCCATCTTGCGGCTGAGTTTGGGCAGTGTCAGTTCAGGCACCAGGCCCAGATAGGACAGGCCGTCATTGAACAGGTTGAAATCTTTAAGCTTGCTAGGTAATCCCATGGTTTGCTCCAGGTTGTTGGGGATATGCCCGTCATGTTGACGGGCGGTTTACTGGTTTAGGTGGTGATTTGCTTGGCAAAGTCAGCCAGGTAACGGTCTGTGATGCGCTGTTGCAGTACCAGGTCTTCTACTGGTGGCACTGGCGTGTAGTCGTAGTCAATCGTCAGAGAGCCGATTTTGAGACTGTCCTTGCTGTTGGCGGCAGGGTTGAACCAGGCTTTGCCATCAATAATCAGCCCGGCCGTTTTGAGGGCGCGGAATTTGGCGTCAATGGATTCAATCAGGTCACGCACTAAAGACGGGTGCATGGGCTTATCTACATAGGTGAAATGCACCTCTGCGATGGTGTCAGCCAGCACTTGCGCGGTGCGGGTGTAGTTCTCAAAGAAAAAGAACTCCGCTTCCTCGGCTGTGCGCGAACCCCAGAAGCGGTAGCCAGTTTTGTTAATCAGGGTGGTGACGCCTGCAGCGTTTAACACACCGGCATCTGTGGCACTGCTTTGCAGATCCCAGAACACGTCGCGTGCTATGCCGGTCGGGCCGTTCACCACGACATTGGACAGGGATTTATGCCAGCCTGTGTCATTGTCGATTTTGGCACGCAGGCCCAGGGCGTAGGCAACGGCAGGTATAGAAGCATTGGCCTTGCTGACCGTGTCAAAGTGCACAAAGTCAGGCCAGATGATCATCACTTCACGCTGGCCGAAGTGCTGGCGGTAGGCAATTGCCGCCTCTTTCGTTTGTGCGCCCCATGCGCTGGCATACACAAAGGCGCGCAGCTTTTGGGCGACGGCGGCCAGCTCAGTGGTCACGGCTTGCGTATCGAGGCCAGGCGCGCCCAGGATGCGCGGCTTGATACCAAACTTCGTTTGGGCTGCCAGCAAGGCTTTAACGCCCGTATATTGGCCGCTGGCTGTCACCGTGCCGACCACATTGGCGGTCTGGATGGCTTCGTCTTCGTCAGCATCCACGCGTACCACGATGGTGACCGGGTTGGTTTGCAGGCTGATGGCGTTCAAAGCTTTAGCCAGCGTGCCGGTGCGGCCTGCCTTGGCAATGGCGGCTTGTACATTGGTAATCAGCACCGGCACGTTTAAGGGGAACACCGTTACATCTGCATCGTCAGCCGTGGCAACCAGGCCGATGACTGCAGTAGAAACGGTGCGTATAGGGCGGGTGCCTTCGTTGATTTCGATGACGCGCACGCCGTGGTGATAGCTTGTTACGGGCATAGGTTTTACTCCTGTGGTGGTGGGGAGGGTTAAGACAAAATTTCTACTGCACGGCCTGGCTGGATCAGCCCGGCGATTTCCAAGGCTTGCAAGCCGGGTGTGGCTTCTGCTGGTTTGATCCAGTCTGAGTTTTCTAATCGCATTACCCAGGCTTTTAAACTGGCGTTGGCATCAGCAGCGGCCAGAATGGCGGCGGTTTCTTCCTTGGTGAAGCGGTCTAGGAATTGCCCGCGTGTCAGGCGGTTGGGGGCTGGTACCGGGACATCTACCGACCAGGTGAAGGCCTGTACTGCGTTGATATCGGTCAGGGCGTTGGCGACCAGCTCTGCGGCATTGCTGCTGCGGCGTATTGCTTCACGCTCGGTAAGCACCTGGTCAATCTCGGCCAGATTGCCCCAGCCAGCCGCGTCACGCTCCTGGGCGCGTTGCAGCTTCCAGTCTGTGGCGGCAATCAACCTGGCCGCTTCTTCTTTGATTTGGCTGCAGCGGGCAGCTTTGACGGCTGCAAGTGCCGTATCCATGTTCAGGGTGATAGTGGTCTTGCCCTTGGCTACCTTGGCGCTGTAATGGGCCAGCAAGGCAGGGTTAAAGCCTTCCGGCGCTGGTACCAGGCGCACGCCATCCCAGGCGGCCTGCTGGTCGTCTTGTGTGCAGCCGGTGATTTGATTGGCCGCGTCGATGATTAATTGTGTCATGGCGATAATCCTTAAATAACCAGATAGCCCAGCGTCATGTAATAGCTGCCGGTGCTGGCGTCAGTGAAATAAAGCGGGCCGGTTTGGCTGCCTACGGCTTTGTGTGCGGTGGTCAGGGTGATATAGCCCGCCCCGTTGGCGGCCTGCAATGACTGGCTGCTGGTGCCGGTCAGATAGAAGTAAGACGGGCCAGCGGCGCTATACGCGCCAGACATCGCCAGCATCAATATCTTGCCGCCTATGGCCGCGCCGCTTTGTGCCGTGCTGGCCGCATAGGTGCGCTGGAAGACCGTCATTTTGTTAGTGAACAGCCATTGATACAGGGCGCTGGCCGTGGTGGTCAAAGCCGTTGTGATGCCTGTATTGCCGTGCAAGGCAGCACGCACACCGGCATCACCAAAGAAAGTGCTTGCCAGCGTCGTGCGACCTGCGGCAATTTCGCTCGATACAAAGTTCCAGGCATCCACCGAGGCAGCGGCATCAGCAAACAGAAACACCATGATGCTGGTCAGTTTGGTGTATAGCGCATTCATGGCCGCGCTTGATTTAGCCATTTCGCGCAATGCAATCAGGCTGGCCCCAATGGCGTCTTGTGCTGGTGTATTGGCTGCAATCGCGTTTAACCAGTTGGTGCTTGCATAGATCAATGTCATAGCAGCTTGAACAGATGCAAACTTGTCCATCGTGCTGCGGCTGGATGCTGTCAATGTCAGGCAACCAGGTATTGCAGCGATATAGGGCACCAGGTAGACGGCTTTACCTTGTATCCATGTTTGCATGACGCTGGATGCAAGAATATCTGTCCATGCCAAAGTGCTGCCCATCAGCTTGGGCCGTAGCAAGTCGTCCTGCAGGGCCACTTGTATGGTGCGGGCTTCATCTGTGCAAAGACGTTGCCAGGCGCTACGGTGGGCAGCATCGGCCAGCCAGGTGTCTATCTCTGCGCTTGTCATGGCATCGAACAGGGCCAGGGTGTCGCGGCCTATCAATGGCGCGTTAATGACTTTGTCCAGACTGCCAAAGACTGCGCCTGTCAGGATTAATGTCTTGCTGTCTGCGTTGGCAATGTCAGTCGCCTGCAGCAGCGCCTTGGCGCGGGCAATATACTGGTCGCGGAAATCCGTTAAGTTGGTTGTACTCATATCAGGCCTGCATAAATAAGAATAGAAAGCTCATCAATCTGCGTTTGCAGGTTGGCGGTCGTGGTTTTGTCAGCCTTGGTACCCAAACCTACGGCCAGGGTGTTGATGTCTGCATCTATGGCCGTGATGGTGTCTCGCAGCCGGTCAACTTCCTGCGCGCCGGGGTTTTGGATGTGGGGCAAGTTGTATTGTCGGTTAGGTGTCTTTTGATCTTGCATGGCAATCCTCAGATAACAATCACGCGCAAATTGCGGTGACGTGGCCGGGCTGCTGTATTGCCTGTCATTTCCAGCTTGGCCCGCAAGCGGTCGGCATTGACGCCGTTCAATTCATAGGTCAGCTCATGCCAGTCGGTAGCAATGTCCCGGCTTGATACAAAGGCTGCAGGCGTGTAGACCGGCGCGCCGCCTGCCTCTGGCGCAACACTCACGCCCAGGGCAGCGCCTGCAGGCAAGTTGCTGTCAATGACGATACGGGCGCGCACGTTTTGGCCTGCAGGCACCAGCGGGCTGATATAGCTGCCCTGGTTGGCGACCGTGCCAGCCAGCAGCGTGACGCCCGGATGCAGCACTGGTGACAGGCTGGCCGTGCCGGTGAGCTTGGCCCGGACGCTGAATTGTCCTGATGTTGGCGCAGCCAGGCGCACCGGCTGGCCGTCATCCAGATTCAGGACGCTGCCACCGGGTAAGGTGATTTGATATTCAACACGAGTCTGCGCGCTGGGCGCTTCTACCAGGCCTAGCAGCATCAAGTCTGTGACGTTATTCAGATTGGTATTGCCCAGCTCTATGGTGCGGGTGGTGGCCGTGTATTCTGCCGCTACCAGCCTGAAGGCCAGGTCACGGTCCTGGTGTGGTGTCCAGGTAGTGGCGTTGCTCGATGACAGCAGCACGCCCACGGTGTACGGCTGGCTGGTTACCCATTGGCCCTTATGCTCGTCATACTTGCCCAGCTCGGCAATGGCAGCGGCCGTGGTGGCATCGTCACACAAAATCACCAGTGCATAGTCCACACCACCGCTCAGTGTGACCGGGTAATCGAAATTAATGCGGGTTGCCTGGCCGTTGGTGTTGACGGTAGATGCTGCCAGGCGTGCTTGCACAATAACTTTTTGGTCAGGGATGCCCATACGGGTTTCACGTATCTGCACGGCCAGCATAGAATTGCCCTTGGCCGTGAACCACAAGTCAAGCCCGGCAATTTGGCGGTCAGCGGCCAGCGTGAATGTCTGGGCCAGTGGATCTACCTTAAAGAAGCTTACCCAACCTGATGTATGCACAGTGACCAGCTGGCGCACGTCCTGCGCTTCCAGACCTATGCCGCTATAGATAGCCACGCCGTAGCTGCCATGTGTACCCACAAATTCCACGCGCTTGCTGCCTGCTGGTACTTTGGCCGGGATCATAAATGCGCCGGTGATGCTGCCGGGTGTTGGTGTAGCCAGATTAGTGGGTATCACTGCTATGCCATCAAAGCGCAAGGTTTGTATGGTTTCGCCTGCCTCAAAGCCTTTAATCGTAAAACCGACACTGATTTGCCTAATGAATTCAGCCGGCTTGCTGCTGTAGCTGATTTCGTTTGTCAGTACATTGATGCGCTCATAGGTTTCGCCATCAGCCTGCACTGATGAGCGTTGCACGGTTCTGGCCTGGTTTTCTGTGATGTTTTGAGTAACCGGGCTTAACCAGGTAGTGCTTAAATCTGTCCAGCGGTCTATAGCCGGGTTCAGGATTACATCAGAGGGCAGCGGGTCGAAAGCGTCATAAGGGTTGATACGCATGCTGCCGGTGCGCAAAGCCTGTTCCAGCAGCGTGATGGTGGTGTATGACAGCGTTAAAGGTGCAGCCATATCGACAGACAGCAAATGCGGCTCTACCGCTACGGGCAAGGTCAGCTCACCACCAAAAATTGCGCCGGTCTGCGTCAAGCCCTGGTCACGTACAGAATCAGACATGAAGGGGTCCACAAACAAGCCGCGCTTTGCAGTGGCATCCCGCAATTGCGTACTGGATTCAAGACGTTGCTGCGCCATCATCTCTATCACTAAATCCATGCGCCTGGCATACGCGGCCAATGTATCCATAGGAACCACGCGAACGCTGTCATTGATGACTGTGCGTGTGCCGGTGCGCCAGTTCTGCTGCACGCTGGCAAGTTGCAGCAGATTGGCCGGAACACTTGGCGGCCTTGGGTTGCGGTCTGCAGCCACACCAGGCAGCCAAACCAATGCGCCTGCGCTATCCATGCACAGACGGTCTATACGGGGCAGCATACGGTTATAACTCACCAGGATAGGCGTACCAGCCACCGCGCCGGTGACAGTAAAGCCGTCCGCATCAAACGCCGTTGCTGGCACCGTGGCAAGGTATTGATAAGTCACTTTGTAGGTGGTGCCGGGTGCTGGCTCTGCGCCTGGTAGTGACCAGTCCATCTGCTGGGCGGTGAATTTCCAGTCAACATCCTTAACGTATGTGGTTGCGCCTTGCTTCACAGACAGCACGGCCAGTACAGATCCATCCTCAAGCGGGTCTTGTGCGCCGGTAAAGCCGCCGTGCGCTACGTCTATGGTTTTTTGTGCGGTGATGGTCACGTGGGTGACGTTGGCGGCCGGGCTGCGGTCAAAGTTCACGCGCTGGGCGGCGGTGCCGGTGGATTGGTGCGGCTCGTTTTCTATGTACCTAAAATCTGGCGTGGCAGCATATACAAGGCGTCGACTTGTGGGCAGTTCAACTGCGAAACCAAACACGCGGGCGCGACCTTCGCTGACTGTATAGACCTGTTCACCGCTAGGCAGGTTGTCTGCAGCGGAAACGTTCAAACCGTTCACAACGTAATCACCGCCAGATGAGTCACGGTCATAGCGGGCCAGGGCTTGCGTGACGCCATCGAGCTGGGGCGGTGGTTCTTTGCTGCGGACAGTGCCATCTTCGACTGTATAGACAGGGTAGAAATCACCAGGCTGGCCGTCACCGGCAAAGCCCCATGTAAGCAGCTTTTGCAGGCGGCCTGCACCGGCTTTATCAAAGCCACGGGTATTCTGGGCGCGGTTACGTAGGGTTGGGTCTTCCAGCTCGGTGACGATGTGCGGTTGCAGGTACACGCCGACGATGACGATACCGACTATAGCAATTTGCAGGGTAGCCGGTGCTACACCGCGCACCGCGCCGTCCACATACAGCGCGCCGGATTCGCAGGTAGTTGCGCCGGTGTTGGCATTGACAACGATGCGGGCATCGCGCACCAGGGTACCGTCAGCCATCATGACATCAGCCACGCCTTTAATACGGGCCTGCAGCAGGCTTTGTGTTTCGTTCAGTTCGTCAGACTGGATGACCTTGTCAGAACGGTACAGCACCGTGTCAAACTGCTTGGCTGGGTTATGCCGGTTCAGGTAGCCGGGGAGATTGATATTTTGATCCATAGATATCCTGCTTAGAAAGGCAACACGTAGCGATAGACTTGCTCAGTTGCGCCTGAGCGAATCAAGCGCGGGATGTGGTCCAGCATGTACAGGCGGCCAGGTGCGGTGATTTGCGCCGGTGTGAAATAACGTTGCCCGGCTGGCAGGCCTGCGGTTACTTCGGTGCCGACAAACAGGCCCAACTCGCGTATGTCCTGCCCAGCACCGTCGCCATAATCAAAGACAAACTCGACTAATACCCAGCGTGATGGCGTATTGACGATGCGGTACAGGTCACCGCCTGGCACCCTAATAGTGTTGGGTGCGTTGGGGTCTGTCTCTGGTACCACGAATTGCTTTTGGCTTGCCACGCGGCGGCCTATCTCGTCCACCAGGGCGGTGGCGGTGATGGTTTCAGATGTGGGCGCGGCATCCCATGCGGCCAGGCCACGGCCCCAGGCCAGATGCAGCGGGCGGTTTTTAATCAGTTCGGCCAGCTCGGTGCGGCCTTGGTCTTGCAGGACTGCCATGTCAGTGCCTTTCTATGGATTTGAAATTAAGGGGTAGCAGACGGCCCAGCCGCTGGCCCATTGGTCAGCCCAGCCATATACAGGCAATGCCGGGCTGGTGACGCTGGTGGCGGTGCCTGGTGCAATAGCTGTGATAGGTGCAGGCATGGCGCGCGCCATCAGAACGGCGCAATAGCTGGCGTGGTGATTGCCCAACACAGGCAGCAAGGCTGGCTGATTGACCACACCGCTGGATAAGTCGCTGATGCTGACAACGCTGTTTAAGCGGATCTCGCTATCGAGTACCCAGCTATCAAGCTGCATCAGGGCATCGTCAACGATGGTGTTTAACTGCCGTGGGCGGTGCGCGGCTATCGGTTGCAGGGCTGGCGGCGTATTGACTATGCCGGTGTGCGTTTCACCAAAGGACAGCTTGACGCCATCAGTAGCCGGGTCACCGGACCAGATACCAGAGTCATCATCAAACAAACACTGATCAAAGCTGGTGGCGTCAAAGCGGCCAGCGCGCAGGTCAAGACCGTGATACAGGCGATAAAAACGGCTGTGAGCTGGTATTGATGCGTTCACCACCTGGCGTATACGTGCCAGATCCAGCGCGGCCGCTGTGGTGCCTGGGTCGATGTGGATTAAGAATTCATCTTCTTCTATCGTTACCTGGTCGTAAGCCAGCCAGGACAAGGCACGCACCACACTGGCGGCGCTACCGCGTTCCAGCAGCCAGGGTAAGCCAGCGGCGATCAGCTCGGTATTGCTGGCGAAGTGCAGCGAGAATTGCGCCAGGCTCCATTCAGCGGCAAGCCAGGGCTGGAAGGCGGCAGGCATGGTGCTGGCAATGTTTGCCGGTGCATCTGCAGCCGTGTCCAGATCCGCACGCGGGGCGATGCGTACCAGGTTGCGTTCCAGCTCGCTGGCGTTGGGTGGCAGTAGCAAAGCCAAATCCGTTGAAAATGCGGTCATGCCACACCGCCATCTGTCAGTTTGATGGCGCCAGCGACGGCGTATTCATCTGCGGCCAGCACAGTATTGCCAGCGGGTTGGCCAAGGGCGGGGAATTCGACGCGGGCAATGCCGGGCTGTTGCAATTGTGCGGTTACCCAGGACAGTGGCACGCTGCGGCCCAGGCTGGCAAAGCTGGCAATAGCAGCCATAATGCGTGTTTTAATTTGCGTGACGATATCAGCCGGGGCGCTGGCTTCGCGCCACAGTGTTGCAGAGACATTCAAGGCCACAGGGCGCGCCACGGCCACGCTGACAGGCACACCCAGCGGGCGGGCGTTGGGTGCGTTCATGGCGGCCAGCACGGCGGCGCTGGTGGCTTGTGCCTGGCTAGCATCGATCAGCCACAGCACCACGGCAATGCTTCCGGGCGTTGAGCTGGTGACATTGGCGTCGCGCACGTTCTGGCTGGCAGATAGTGCAAGCAGGCGGTATTGCTCTGCCGTGCCATTGCCAGCCAGGGCGGCAATGCGCAGTTGGATACGCAAGCGGTAACGGTCGTCTGCTTCGCCTGGCAAGCGGGCAAGGCCATAGAATGCGCCTTTATGGTCCAGGTCTGTTCCGGTGGCAAAGGCCAGCAGGTTGGCGCGGGCGGCATCGTTAACGCGGCCACGCAAGAGCATTTCACGATAGGCAAAGGCTTCTACCTGCTTGACCAGCGGTTCAGATGGCAAGGCCAGCACATTGGCGGCGCTTGGCTGGCGTTGCAGCAAGTCTTGCTTGTGGGCGGTGACTAGGGCTTCAAAGTCCAGTTCTTCAACGACTGCGGGCGGTGGCAGCGATTTAAGATCAATCATGCTCATGCTTTCACCGTGACAGGCAAAGACAGGCTAAACGCCTTGGAGGCGCGTACCAATTGGCCTTTTAGATCAATGATGACCTTACCGGGCTGGTCTGTGCGGTACAGCTTTACTTGCGTTAGCTTGATGCGGGGTTCCCACTTCAACAAGGCTTCAGCCGTGGCGGCATACAGGCGCACTTGTGTGCTGCCGTTGTCTGGCTGGTCGATCAGTTCAAACAAGCGGCTACCATAGTCGCGGCGCATGACGCGGGTGCCTATGGGGGTGGTCAGGATATCGGCAATGCTTTGGCGTAAATGCGCCAGGCCTGCCAGACGTTCACCAGTAATTAAATTCATGCCTGCCATATCAGCGTCTCAGTCTGGAATTAAGAACCAGCTACGGCCGGTACTGGGGTGGGTGCAACTGGCGTGATGCCCGGCGCGGCATGCGGGTATGCCGTTCAATGTCATCCAGGAGGAACCCTCTACCATCACCGGGTTAGCGTGCGGTACCGGGCCATGCGGGACGATGCGATCACCCAGCAGTACAACAGGCGCACCATCGACAGCAAAGAAATCTTGCCCACCAGCTCGATGCGGGCCGCCAGCGCGGTCCAGGGTTTTAACGGCTATGCCATAGCTCATGATTTGACGCCCTCAAACTTAGGCGTGCGCAAGGTCACGCCATCGTTGCGCAGTTCCAGCGTGGTATTGCCGACGACAAAACTAAACTTGCCCTCTGCTGGCAAAGTGATGATGTAGTGATGCTCTGCGTGGTTGTAATCAGCCGTCGCGCCGTCTGGGTATTGGGTGCGGGTGTTGTCTGGGTTGGTGTCTGGTGCGGGGTTGTGGTTGCTGGCAATGCCAGGCAAGACCACGCCGCCCGCAAATTCACCGGAGGGCGAAAGTAAAACGCATTGCTCGCCCACGGTGGGCGGGTTCCACGTCTTTGTTTTGCCAGCCCGCGCCGTTGCCATTGGCAAAAAGCCGGTTTTGATATCGCCAATTTGCAGGCGCACTTGTGGTACGCGACCGTGCTTCACTTCGGCAATGGTGCCAAAGCGGACGAGATTTTGCAGGCGGCGGGAGAGGTCGGCAAGGGTGAATTCCATGCCGTCTATGGTGACGTGACCGGGCTAGCCAGTCACGCGGGGAGGGGTTGCTATGGGGCTTAGTAACTCAGTGGCGTTTACGCGTGCGCGAGGGAGAAGATATCTATTCTTAGATTGGATTTGCGCGATCAATGTGAGCAAATATTTTTTCACATAAAGTTTTAATTGGATCGTTCAATTCCCAGTCAGTTGTGTTCATTATATGAACAGCCTTTCTGCAAAATTCCACCTTTTCTCGTATCGTTCCACTTGTGTCTGCAAAGACCCGAATAGTGCCCTCGGCTGATCCTTTTCCTGGCAGATTTTCATCCAGGCCTTTATCTAACAAATAACCAATCCCTTCATTTGGATCCAAAAAATAGCCAGCCGGAATGCTATTTAGCTTTGATTCGTCATACGACGATTTATCGATTCTGCGATTGGAAAATACATCTAGAGCGGTACGGATGATTATTTCATGTGGAAGAATATTCTCCAATTCCTTTTCTGCTAACACTATAAGCCGTTCTCCAAGTTGACGTTCAAGAACCACTGCACGGTTAAATTCACCTTGCCCTTTAGTTCTTATATCGCCATCACAAATCAAGATTGCTTCAGCACATAGTTTTATGGCACTTAATCCGGCATCGTCAGCACTTGATATATCGGCGTCATCGAATACCCAATGACCTAGCGTGCCGCCTTGATATTCAACGAACGTATAGTGAAAATTCTCCATGAAGCCAGAATAGCGGATTTTAAGAGCTCCGTCGTCCATTTGATGGAGGTATCTCTGCATAAAGGCGCCCAAATAGAATCTGTCTGTAATCCCCTCGACCCAAATTGTGCTATTCGCTAAATATACTGATGATGGATGCACGCCTAACTCATTTAATACTTCCCGGTCATTGGCAGCATCTCTGATCACAAATCGTTCGCTTGAACCGTCTGGCAGAACATGTTTTTTTACCTGATGTACTGTGACGCTATCGTTCGTCTCGGTTAAATCCAAAAGATGATTTGAATGGGTTGTGATGAAATACTGATGCTCCGTCTCTCTTAGAAAAAAAAGTGCTAACGTGCGAAGAAGACCTGGATGTAGACATTGTTCAGGTTCTTCTATAAAGAACATTTGAGGTGTATCTTGTAAAAATACGACTGAAGTTACGACAATAATTTGCTGTAGACCATCACCTAGATCAAAAATTGGTCGTTGTTCAAAGCCACCTATTTGTACCGCAATGGTATCTTTTTCGTACTCTGGGATTAACGTTACTTGCTGGCCACCAAAAAAAAACTTCCCCAATAGATTTTCGTAACGCCGAATCCGCTCACGTTGTTCTGGTTTTCCAAGCAAGTGTGTTGACAGAAGTTTATATAGGCTTGCCCCAGTGTAGACATCTTGCGATGTTAGCTCATAAACTAATGTCCCTTTGGTATCTAAAAAATAATCTTTATTTGTTCTTTCCAAATAGGGATCATTTTCTGCGGACATGTTGACTGGTCGCAATCCTCGCAGTATTGGAAGGTATGTTCTTTTTGGTATGGATAATTTCTCTGAGATATCGTCTGGTAATGAGAAAGCATGTCCGCTATTGACCAAATCTTCAATTTTTTTTTGCAAAGAATTGAAGATTGGCGATGCGGTTCTCAACTCGCCTCGCTCACAGATATGGAATAAATCGCTTATTCGATTAGCTTGGGCAGCATAATCTTGTCCAAAAAAAATTTTGCCGGCCTTAAGGTCATCCAATTCCCTGCCTGTTATTACGTTAGGAGCTACCGTAGCGTCCTGTGAATATGTAGGAAACCACTTATTAATTAGATCTGTCATTCCTTCCCGTAAAATTCTCTCTGAATATTTAATGTCGTTGCGATTTGAAGTGAACAACAAGCGCAGTAACCTGCTCTTCCCGGAATTATTTGCGCCAACAAATAAGTTAAGTTTCGCAAGACGAATTTCAGGGTCTTCAGTTCTCCCTTCGACGCTGTAAGTGCTTAAATTAGTTGACCAGATTTTTTCGAACATAATTTTGTCTTTATAAAAATAATCTTTACCTTATCATAACTTATATAGTCTTCAGCTATTCAAGCTAGAACTGGCACATTTTGTGTCGTTCCCCACCCAAGCTGACTTATATTTAGTTTTGCAATTGAGGTTCTTGCGCTTGAAACACATAGCACTTAACTGACTTGTTCAGCAAAACACTATTGACAGCTGCCATTTTGAGGAAGGCGGGTTCTTTGCAGGTTTCGATGTGCCGACGCACTGTTGGCATATGGGGGCAGGGGATTTTGTGCTTGGTGGCAAGCTGGACGACTTCTGGCAGGTTGAGGGCGATGCGGCCAACGCTGCGGCTGTGGTTAGTAGTGATGCCCAGACCATCCAGCTCGGCAATAGTGTCCCATAATTGCGCTATGCAGAGGTGTTGCCTGGGTCTGGCTGGCGCAGGCTCGACGGGTAAGGGCTTGGGAATAGGCAGGTGGTCAGCGTCAATGACAGCGACACCCAAAGCATCAGACACGCGGCGCAAATCAATATACAGGCTGGCCCTGATGGCTGGCTCACTGTTTTGGGCTATTTTTTGAA